TGGAGGGTTTACACGATAAAGATAAAATACAAGAAGGTGAGCTACCAATATGGCCGGTTATAGACGATGACAAACCAAAGGATACGGACGGAGAACAAGGCTTACATATACTTGAGATGTGTCAGTTTGCGAAGCATGAGTGGCTAGCAGAGGCAAATCATGGAATGAGGAAAGACTTTGAAGACAGGGCGTTGCTTTTCCCAAGATTCGACTCTGTTAGTTTGGGCATATCTAGCGCAGAAGACGCCATGAAAGGCAGGATGTTCGACACATTAGAGCAGTGCGTAATGGAAATAGAAGAGTTGAAGGATGAACTAGCTATGATTCAAATGACACAAACAGCTTCCGGTCGAGACAAATGGGACACACCAGAGACTGTTGTTGGAACCGGAAAGAAAGGTAAACAGAGAAAAGATAGATATTCATCCCTACTAATGGCTAATATGGCAGCCAGAATTATAGACAGAACCCCAGAGCAAGCAGAATATAACTTCTATGGAGGGTTTGCTACTAGTACAAAATCAAAGAAAAAAGAAAAAGATCTATACATTGGACCAAGCTGGTTTACTAATTCTATGAAAGATGTCTATTAACGTGTATAATATAAATGTATTCCAATTACATTCCAATTGCTTGGAGAAATAATGAACGACAATCATATGATTACATGGGACGAAGGCAACCAGCAGAGCAAAAAAGATGCCTTTGAACAATTTTCTGGATCTCTAGATGCTTACGAGGGCGTATCAAAAGCCTCGCATTTCTATAGGGATTTTATAGACATCGAGCCAAATAGGTCGGTAAGACCTTCGTTTGGCTATAACGATTACTATGCTTTCCGCCCCGAAGAACAAGTTCCCACTAAGCAAAAGAAAATAATCAAGATGTGCATGGACGCCTACGACAAGGTTGGCATCATCCGCAACATAATTGACCTGATGGGTGACTTTGGCTGTCAAGGTATTAACATCGTTCACGAAAATGAAAGTGTAGAAAAGTTTTTCAAGCAATGGTTTAAGAAGATTGACGGCAAGGAGCGCTCAGAAAGATTCCTAAACAACCTATACAGAACTGGTCAGGCTATTGTATACAAGAGCTATGCCAATATTACCCCAGACATAACTAAATATATTAAGTCTATGGCAAACGATATTACTGTAGAGTTGCCAGAAATAGAACGCAATCAAATACCTTGGAGATATAATTTCTTTAACCCACTGAATATTGACATGAAGAATGGTAACATTAATATGTTCTTGGGTGTTAGAAACTATGAAATAGATTCTGGAGCCTTCCTAGACAACTTCAAAGAAGGTTCTATACCTGCGCATGTCATTGATACGTTACCGCCAAATGTCAAGCAGGCTATCAAACGAGGAGAAAAGAAGATAGAACTAGACAAAGAGAGACTGTCTATATCTTACTACAAGAAAGATGACTGGCAGAGGTGGGCAAACCCCCTTGTCTATGCTATTCTTGATGACATTGTTATGCTTGAAAAGATGAGACTGGCTGACATGTCTGCTCTAGATGGTGCGATTTCTAATATCCGTCTTTGGACATTGGGTAATCTAGACCATAAAATCTTACCTAATAAAACTGCCATCAATAAATTAAGAAATATACTAGCTAGTAATGTTGGTGGAGGTACAATGGAATTGGTTTGGGGTCCAGAGCTTTCTTATAGTGAGTCCAATAGCCAGGTATATAAGTTCTTAGGCTCAGAGAAATACACCTCTGTACTAAATAGTATTTACGCTGGACTTGGTGTTCCTCCAACCCTCACTGGCATGGCGGGTCAAAGTGGTGGATTTACTAATAATTTTATATCTCTAAAAACACTTGTTGAGAGATTACAGTACGGTAGAGATCAATTAACCAAATTCTGGGAAAGAGAAATAGAGATTGTCCGTAAAGCTATGGGCTTTAGAAAGCCAGCGCACATAGTTTATGACCAAATGAGCCTATCTGATGAATCATCTGAAAAGAATCTATTGATACAGCTTGCTGACAGAGATATCATATCCCATGAGACTATTCTTGAGAGATTTAAAGAAGTTCCTTCTGTCGAGAAGATGCGCCTAAAAAGAGAGGACAAGGCTAGAAATGCAGATAAACTGCCGGAAAAAGCAAGTCCATTCCACAATCCCAACAAGGAGTTTGAGATGGAAAAAATGGACAAGCAAGCAGAGATAAATGAAAAGGTGGCAGAAAGAAAAGAAAGTCAAAAGCCAGTTAATCCAAATGGTAGACCACCAAATAAATTAGACGAAGGGCCAAGACAAAAAAGAAGAGAAACCCCAAGGTCTAAACCTGGCGTAGCAGAACTTATACTTTGGGCTAACAAATCCTATGACAATATATCTGATAATCTAAACAAAGCTTTCTTATCTATAGCCAATAAAAAGAATATGAGATCTTTGACAAAGGCTGAAGTTTCTGACCTAGAAAAAATTAAACTTGATGTTTTATTAAATATAAAGCCAATGTCTGAATTGACTGATTCTAAATTCAAAGAAGCGCTGTATGGCAACAAGAAAATGCCAGAATCATTCAGAAAACATCTTGAAAACAATAAAATTAGCACAGAATACATGTCAATAGAAGAATATAAAAGGTCCGCTATTGCTGCTTATATTGATTTTGTCTTAGCCTAAAAATAGCTGTTTTTTCAAAAATATAAATTTTAGTGTATATTTTCTGTAGAGGTAACTATGACTATAAAAATATATCAACATGAAATCAACGACGGCATTGGCGATCTCATTAAGAGTACCGCTAGCGTTGCCTATTGCGCTGAAGCTATAGTTCAAAAGGAAATTCCTGAAGAAATTGTAGCTAAGGCTGTCGCTGAAAATAAAGATCAAATAGATTTATACTATTTAGAATCTGTTTTAGTATCTTGCGGTTGGAATAAAAATGACGATGTATTCTTGCCAGAGCCAACTTGGGCAGCTAGGAATACACCTGAAGATAAACAGTTCAATTTTATGCATGATGAAAATGACATCATTGGACATATTACTGGTAGCTATGTACTAACAAAAGATGGAAAGGCTGTTGCTGATGATGCAGAAATGCCTGAAGACTTTGATATTATTACTCAAGCTGTACTTTATAACAGTTGGACTGGTGACGAAAACCGTGAGAGAATGGAGAAAATAATCTCAGAAATAGAGCAAGGTAAGTGGTATGTCTCTATGGAGTGTCTTTTTGCTGGATTTGATTACGCCTTAACTAATGATAATGGCGATAAGAAAATCTTAGCTAGAAGTGAAGAATCTTCTTTTCTAACAAAACACCTTAGAGCTTATGGTGGAAATGGAGAATATGAAGGGTATAAACTAGGTCGCGCACTTTCTAACATTGCTTTTTCTGGTAAAGGACTTGTCTCCAAACCAGCTAATCCAAGAAGTGTTATTTTAAAGAGTGTTGCTTTCAATTTAGATGACAATTCTGATTTTAATATAGGAGAATTCAATATGTCAGATAATTTGCTAGAAAAGCAGTTGGAAGAAGTTCGCGCTGAACTTGCTACTGCTAAAGCTGAGAATCAAGCTATTAAAGCTAAAATCGAAGAAGCAAAAGATAAAGAATTTGCTTCCAAGGTTGAAGCTTTTGAGGCTGAAGTTCAAGAAAAAGACTCAAGCATTGCTGAACTCGAAGAAAGCATCAAGAGCGCACAAGCTCGCGTTGCTGAACTCGAAGATGCTTTGGCTAAGTCACAAGAAGAGCTTGCATCTGCTAACGAGCATATGGAAGAAATGAAGAAAAAGGAAAAGATGGAGAAGCGTAAAGCTGCTCTTGTAGAAGCTGGATTTGACGCAGAAGATGTTGATGCTGCTCTTGCTGCATTCGACGGTCTTGCTGACGAAGCTTTCGATTCTGTTGTTGCTATGTATGGCAAAAAGCCAAAGGCTGATAAACACGGCGACATGAAAAAGAAAGAAAAAGAAGCAGAAGCTGGTATGCCTCCTGCACTAAAGGAAGCTATTGAAAAGAAAAAGGAAAAAGAAGCTAAAGCTGACGACGAAGAAGAAGCTGAAGCTGAAATTACACCCGAAGCTTTTGAAGATGTTGAAACTTCTGAAGCAACTCTTGTTACAGAAAGCGCTGACGATCAACTTGAGTCTACTCGCGCAAGCATTGCCGACTGGCTTTCCAATAACGTATTCTCACAAAAATAATTAAAATAGGAGATTAAAACTATGGCTCTTAAAGCAGATAGATACGAAGAATCAACTGACATCAGTTTCTTCTATAATGAAGGGACTGCTACCCGTGGTGGTGTTGTTGTTGCAGACGCAGCTGTTGCTTCTGGTGCGGCAATGGACCAAGGTGGAAACAAGGTTAAATATGCTCAAGCATCTGCAACCGACGCTCCTGTTGGCATCCTTCTAAACGACGTTGTAAATAAAGACTTAACCAGAACCCATCTCAATCAATACAAAGATGAAGTTCAAAAAGGTGGTAAAGTCACCGTTCTTACTCGTGGTTGGGTTGTTACAAGTAATATCACCGGTAGCCCAGCTGCTGGCGATGTAGCTTATGCTGACGCTGCTACAGCTGGAAATATTACAAACAGCGCTGGATCAGCTCAAGCTTCCGGTAACTTGGCGATTGGCCGTTTCATGTCCCAAAAAGACGCTGATGGTTACGCTAAAGTTTATGTCAATCTTCCAAACTTTGGCTACGCTAACTAATTAAACTAACAGGAGAAAAATACAATGTCATATAAAGAAAGACCAAGTGAAGAATTCATTACATTGCTTCGTCGTTCAGGCGACAATGATCAGAATGTAGCTTTCGCTGCTCAAAGAGAATTTGCGCAAGCTCTAGAACTCCCTCTCCGTAAAGGCGTTTTGGTTGGTAACATTCTCGGAAATATTTTCGAGACCATCCAAGTTGAGCCAGGCGGAAGCACTGAGTATCCTTTGGATCTCATCAGCCCAGGACTTGAAGGTGAGCATGTTGCTTACACTAATCCGGGTCACGGTCGCGTTCCTGAGAGATCAGTTGAAGGCGATTACGTAATGATCCCAACCTACAGCATCACAAGTAGCATTGACTATTTGCTTCGTTTTGCTCGTGAAGCTCGTTGGGACATCGTTGGTCGCGCTATGCAAGTTTTGGAAGCTGGCTTCGTCAAGAAAATGAATGACGACGGGTGGCACACCCTTCTTGCTGCTGGTGTTGACCGCAACATTTTGGTTTATGATGGTGACGCAACTGCTGGTATGTTCTCCAAGAGACTTGTTAGCTTGATGCAAACGGTTATGCGTCGTAACGCTGGTGGTAACACCGGTTCTGCAAATCGTGGTCGCTTGACAGACCTTTACGTTTCACCAGAAGCTCTTGAAGACGTTCGCAACTGGGGATTTGATCAGATTTCTGACGCAACCAGAACTGCTATTTATAATGCAGGTGGCGATGGCGCTCCTATCACTAGCATCTTTGGTGTTAGCCTTCACGATCTAGATGAGCTTGGAGAAGGTCAAGAATATCAAGACTTCTTCACTAACTCATTGAGTGGTGGCCTTGCTAGTAGCGACACTGAGCTTGTTGTCGGTCTTGACCAAGGCGCAAATGACAGTTTTGTTATGCCAATGAAGCAAGCTGTTCAAGTATTTGAAGATCCTACTCTTCATAGACAGCAGAGAGCTGGCTACTACGGATTTGCTGAACTTGGCTTCGGTGTTCTAGACAACAGAAGAATCCTCTTGGGTTCATTCTAAGTTTTTAGTCTAGAGTGAAAACAATAAAGGGGTTCCTTCTTTTTTGGGGGGAACCCTTTTTTTGTGTATAATAGAGCAAATGATATATATTTTTAGGAATAGGAGCCAATAATGACTACTGCTATGTCGGACTATCTTGAGTCTGGTTTATTACATCATATATTTAAAAGTGAGGTTTTTCTAAAACCTGACACAATAGCTATTGCTCTCTGTAGTGGTGTTCCTGTAGACTCTGACACCGGAGAGACAATCCCTGAAATGCCAAGCGGAGTAAATGGAAACCACACGGGCTATGCTAGAATAAACCTTGGAGATCCTTCTTTTCAAGGTGACACCACTTGGATTTATGAACAACAAGAACACGACTATGGCAGTGGTTTAATTAAAAATTCAGGTTCCATAGTTTTTAGTAAAGCATTGGTGGACTGGGGTTGGGTTTCTGGTATAGCCATTACTGACACAGCAGTACACAGATCGGGAAATCTTCTCTTACACTCAGAGCTTTCTAACCCAAGAATTGTTTACAAAGGGGATTCAGTAAAATTTGATGTAACTAATCTAAAAATTAAATTTAATTAGGATATAACAGGACTATGGCTGAGTACTCAGAGAATGATTTCATTCTATCGTTAGATAATTATCTCCCAGATAACTCTACAGAGCAAATATCCCCTAAAGACATTAGAGATAGTATTGTAAATTTAGTGGATTCTAGTCATAGGTTTTTAGAGCTACATAATATTAAAGCTCTAAATATCGAATCTACCGAATCTAGACAGACAAGAGTTGGTGAGTTCAGCCTAAACGGTCTAGACCTTTCTTATGAAAACGGTGTAGACAATAGCGCTTTTGGTTACGCCTCAATGCAAGGCAATGTTCATGGAAGGGAAAACACTGCGGTAGGTGCTTTCTCGCTTTCCTGCGTCCTAGACGGTAATTACAACACAGCGATTGGACACTCATCTTTAATAGGTAATATAGAAGGTCATGGCAATGTTGGCTTAGGCTTAAAGAGTCTATACAATACTAGAAGGGGTGATTTTAATATAGCTATCGGTCACGGTGCTGGTTATTATATAGGAGAATCGGATAGCTATCAGTTTTATCTAGGTTCTCATCCAGAGGCTTCTGGAAATTGCTGTCTTCACGGTTCGGGTACGCCACTTCTTCGTGGTGACTTACAAGAGTTAAAACTCGCAATTGGAACCAATGAGTTACATAACTATGGTACACTCCAAGTTTCTGGTGACGTATCTCCAACCGTAACTAGGTCATTTAATTTAGGTAACGACAACAGGGCTTGGAGATCTCTAAATAATCAGTTAATCTTTCCTAATTCAGACAGAATTGATTCTAAGTCAGATATTATACCATGCTTTGACGGACTTAACCTTGGAACACCTGAGCTTAGATGGGATGGATTCTTTAGAGATGTTCAAATCTATGGAGACCTGACCGTTAATGGGGATACTGTTTGCCCTTCAGGTTCTGGTCTACAAAGGTTTGCTGAAGGTTTCTTCATTGAAGACGTTGAAGCTCCTAGTAGTTTTTGCTCTCCTACTTCTGGTAGGTTTACCGAAAAGAGAATTTGCGACGGAGTTTGTGAAGACGGCCCAACTTATTACGCTGTGAATAGAGATACTAATCTAACTATATACAATGGTATGTACGCTCAGTTCGCCAAGCATGGAACTGAATGGAGACCCATTTGGGTTAGTTGTACCGCAACAAACCCAGCCACTACAACGACTACGACAACGACTGCCGCTCCAACTACAACGACTACAACAGAACCGACTACTACTACGACCTGCGAACCTACTACCACGACTACGGTAAGCCCTACTACCACGACTACGGTAAGCCCTACTACCACGACAACTTCTGAACCTACTA